GGACGGGTTTGCCATCAACCAACTTCGCTTCATTGGCTTCGAGCACAGCTTGATCAGCCGCGTCCTTTTCCATCTCTGCTAAGTAGGCGATGCCGTTGCCTGTGACTTCACTGTCACACAGCGCATCCAACACATCGGCGCGACGGCCGTATGGGATTCGTGCGTACCAGATGCCTCCAGCTTTCAAGCCTTTGGCCAGATCGGTTAGCGCCATCACGACACTGTCCTTCGTGTCGTGGCCGACATTGACCTCGATAGCGCTCAAGAACTCCACAAACTCCTCGATGTGGCAACCGATTTGAACGGACACATTGTGTTCGTTTCGCTCTTTGCCACACGCGTTGAGCCATGCAGAGGTGCGTTGAAAGTTATTCATGTTCTTTGTACCTCGTTTCCATCTCGATCAAGAGATCGACTTCGTGTTTGATTTTTTCTAGGTCCTCGAAGCGCTTTGCTGTGGGCTTGTTGCGCCAGCGAGTGATGCGCTTGACGATGCAGCCTTCTAAAAAGTTAAGGTTGTTCGCGTGGATGTACTCCACGGGTTGAATCGCCTTGCCTTTGTAGTGTCCGCCGCCAACCTGAACATCTAATGGGTTAGACGGCGACAGCATCTTCACCCCCGTACTGACTGCGGATGAAAGAGTCGAGGTCGTCCTTGCGAAAACGCCACTGACGCCCCACCTTACCTGCTGGAATTTTCTTTTCGCGAGCTAGCTTGCGAAGTGAAAAGACGCTCACGCCGAGGTATTCGGCTGCCTCAAAAATCGACATCATTTGTTGTTACCCCCGTATCTGAGTTGGCTTTTTTCCATGCTTGGTATTGCTTACAGAACGGAGCCACTTCGCAATAACCTTCACACCGCCGGTTGGTGCCAGGTCGCTCCTCAACGTAATGACCTGATGGGATTTCGCCAAGCGCCTCGATGGTGTCCTCCACCTTCTTGGCTCGCTTGCCGCCATCTTTCATCAGGGCATAGGTTGTCCCTGAGTACCAACGCTCTTCCTCGGTGCACTCGACTTCTTCACCCGCATCAGATAGCTGATGAAGTCCGACACGCTCTTCGGCGTATTTCTGCGCCTCCTCCAAAGACCACACTGGCAAGTCAATCACCATGACATTGCGCTGTGGGTACTCTGGCTTACGCTGGGCCTCGCCCTTCTTCCAATCGCGGAAGATGGCGACGACTTGCAGCTTCTCAACCTGTATGTCATTTTTATGAGCAAGCCAGCGCAACAGGTTCAGTTGACGCTCCCAGCCCTTGTCACCGTCAGCCTTGTAGGTGGTGGTCAGCTTCCAATCCTGCATAACCCCATCGGCAACAGTGATACGGTCGAACTGACCGCTCACTCGCCAACCATTGACCTCGGCGTACAGGCGCTCCTCCACCAAAGCCGTTGTTTCTGAACGCTCTAATACGGTGTGGACAGCCTGACCAAGCAGGGACCAGATGCGCTCGGACACATCCTCAACCACGAACTCTTTGAACTGGCGGTTGAGAGTGCGCCGTCTTGGTGCATCAATCAGCTTGGTCACGGAGATGTCACCCCCACCGGTGTAAGGGTCATTCTTCACGGCGTTGACCAAGGCGTCTGGCAACCCGTGGATGTTGGTCAGGTTGCTCATGCGATGTACGCCGTCTTGCGGTACTCAGCCAACACGGTCGAAGGCAAAACACCAAGTCGTTTGAAATACTGGCGCAAACCCTTGGGCATACCCAAGCGCTTGGCCACCAACTTTTCCTGTGCGTTTACACGCTCACGCACAGCCTTGCGGTACTGCACTCGGTCCATCAGAAGTCCACCTTGGCTGGTGCGTAGCCGCCGGCATCGCTGTTGGGTTCATTGCGGTTCTGGCCATACTTGCCTGTGTCCAGCTTCAATACGCCAGACTTGAAGGGGTTGCCGTTCTTGCTGACCTTGTTCCAGATGGCGACTTCATACTTCGTGCCGTCAGGAAAGGTGACCGTGCCTGTTTCATGCGGCGCTTTGTCAGACTTGCGCTTGTTGTTTTGGAAGATGACGATTTCGATTTGGTTGTTGTAAGTTGCGGACATGGTTACTCCAGGTTGTGTACGCGTTTCTACTTATGCCGCGACTTTGGCGGCGGCGATTTTTTCTTGCAGCTTTGAGACGACTGCGGCGGTGTTGATCTTGGGCAATGCCTCGATGTTCGCCACGCCGTATGCGTCAGCAATCTTCTGCAAGTCAACGCCAGCTTCTGCGGCTAGCTTCGTGATTGCTTTGATCTCATCAGCACCAACCTTGGC